CCGCGTTGCGGAGACTTTTCTAACATCGGATGCATTGCAATTAGACTGTTTTCATCCGACGCTGAAACTTCGTCTAATAAAACAATTGCACCCGGATGCTGAATAGCAGTAGCGATTAACTTAGGTTTGAATTCAATTGTTCCATTAACGATAGTTTCAGAACCTAAAAAATCAGCGGGTCGCATATCCCGATGGCAGTTTAGTTTAAACAATCTACGCTCTAAACGATTAGCCAATTGCTCCACAAAATTAGTTTTACCCGTTCCACGTTCCCCGGCTAACCAACAATTGACGGGTATCTTATCGTTCAATGCAATCAATGCATTGTGCAAATGCATCGGATCGAATACATAATCAGAAACCAATTCGGGACAATTGCTATCGCCCCACAATGCAATCATCATAGAACCAAAATCAATTGCAACACCATTGTGGGTATATCTGGTGCAATTGAAAACGGAATCCGCTCGCACCAACCGAAACGTCGGAATTGAATTGGCAATAACTTGCAATTCGGTTTCCGTTTTGGTGGTACGGAATGAGCTAAATACATTATTCAATTCATTGCGAATTGATTCGTTTACAATGTCGTAATCTAATCCTTGCACAGATTGAATGCGTGATTCAATTGCTTTAATTGATTTAGCCAATTCAACTTTAGATTCGCTAATGTCATTCATCAATTGTGCATTATGCAATGCATTAGCGGATTGATTGCCATCAATTACATTCCGAATATTAAGTAATTCGGATTCAATGCGATTATCAGTAGCATTTAAGTTATTGATTGCTTGTTTATGGTTTTCAATTTTAGCAAATGCATCATCTATGCGAGTATCCGCAAACGGTTTATTATTAGATGCATTGTTTTGAACATTTGCGGTAAATGGCAATGCCGATGCATTCCTGATTTCATCAATTGTCGTGCGACCGGAATTGATCAATCGCATTAAACTATTAACGGCATCGCCCCGATTGTTAGTAGTTGGTTGGGAATTGTATTGCAATGCCTTATTCAAGGCATCCAATGACATTACTGCGAGTTTATTAAAGTCTGACATTTTCAATTCTCAATAAAGGTTAATTAAACAACGAATGATTCAGCGTCAATACTGCAAATGGGTAAACCTTTAGTAATCCATTTTTGAGTAATCCAGATTTTCATGCCACATTTAGGGCATGACGCTGGCAATAATCGGGTTGATTGTTTAGTGGTTTCAGGCAATGAAACTTCAGCATGCGGATAATTACCCAATTCAGCAATCAATTCACCGAATGTAATTGCGAATTGTGTATCGGGAATTGTATTCTCAAATTGTAATGCATTGCATATGCGAAGAAAATCGGTATTGCTATCGTTAGTAGCAACATTAACCAATTGAATTGCTAATTGTTTGCATACTTCAATCGGATCGGCAATTGTCGGACTAATTAGAATGTTAAATGTGCCATCGGCGCTATGCTTGGCATTAATCGTTTCGCTAGGTTTCTTTTTTCTGCCAGTAGTCAAACTGCAAGAAACCTTAATCTTATCCATTGGCAATCCATTGGATGAATTGCCGTTAATGATCAATGCGAATGCCGACATTGCGTTAGATAACCATTGTTCGCGATTCATTGTAATAACTCCGATTTAAACAAAAAGAAAATCAACAATTGTCATATCGGCAAACCATGCGCCGAAAATGACTGCCAGCGACGCCCCGATGGCGATCGTCGCTAGGACGGTTAGGACGGTCCGAAACGCTCTATTAGTAGTGTGCAAGGTGAGAACCCTAGTTGATGATTGCGATGCAATGCATCAAACGGCAAAAGCACTAACTTGGTTGACACGATTGTGTGATTGTTAGGGTTTCCCCTAGTGCGACGGGTTGACGCACTCGTTGCTCTATTCGCAATTCAATAGCGAACGAATAGCGAACGGGTATTGTCAATTAATGATTGATTGGTGACAATCGAATGATTCGTTTAAATGGTTGGGGATAGAAACGTGAAAAACCGTAGGGAATTGATAGATGCACTAGATTCGGGCAATGCTATTAGTGATATTGGGGAATTGATTGCAATTGCTAATGCGAACGATGGAAAGCCGGGAATCAGTGAATCTATGGCAGAATCAGTAGAACAATCAGATAAAAGAATCCGGAAGGATGGGAAACCATGGGGTAGCAGAGCAAAGGATAAGAGCGGAAAACGCATAACCCCTAAAATGCGATTGTTCGCGTCATTAGTCGCACAAGGTAATAGCCCTAGGGAAGCATATAGACAAGCGTATAACGCTAGCAATTGCTCCGATGCAACGGTTTATGCGTCTAGTAATAAGCTTATGAGCGATCCTCGCATTAGTGTATTAATGGAAGCTGTCTGGACGGATGTTCACAAAAATATTGTAGATGATGCAATTGCTATCCGTCGCCATGTCATGGACCAATTGTTAGAGCATTCGAAGGATACTAACGCACGTTTAAACGATAGGCTAAAGAGTCTAGAATTGCTAGGGCGTTCGATTGGATTGTTTACTGATAAGACCGAATCGAAGGTTGAAACAGTAGATGCCGATCAATTGAAGCGTGAGTTAGAAAAGCATATCGCTACGTTTGATTCCGTACATTGATTAGCGTTTAAATGCATTGCATGGAATGGCATGTTTAAACCGAAATGGCGATACCCCACCACCACCCCACCCCCCGGAATGGGCGGTACGCCTCCACCACGCCTTACGCTCTATTCCCCACATCCCATCACAATGTTCTAACCAATACGAACGTTCCCCCCTACCCCTACGCAAATTCTCAGTTGACTTTGGTTTAAACAATCTACAGAATACCCCCCTATAGCGAACGTTCGCGTTTGTACGGGGGGTAATATATATGACGGAAAAACAAAAGCTAGTGCTGGACTTTATCTACGCTTATACAAAGCTCAAAGGTTTGTCGCCTTCGTACATGAACATTGCGCGAGGGTTAGGTTTGAAGAGCAAGAGCAACATACACAGGCTGGTGCATGAGCTTAAAAAGCAGGGCAGGTTAGAGATGACGCCTTACCAAATACGCAGTTTGGTGTTGCCTGATGCAACTGCTCAGAAGATCTCTAAGCTATGAGCTTATTGGCTAGAGATGAGGTAATGCGCTATAGGAGGATGTTAGAGACTCTGCCTCCTACTCATCCTAACGTGGAGAAGATAGCTAAGTTGCTGAAGGCTGACCGCGTTGAGCGTTGCAAGGACAGTTTTTTAGCATTTACGCAGGAGATGTGGTCTGCGTTTATCTCTGGGAAGCATCATAAGATTATGGCAGATGCTTTTGAGAGAGTTGCTGCTGGTGATCTTAAGCGGTTGATTATCAATATGCCTCCGCGTCACACTAAGTCGGAGTTTGCCAGTTACCTGTTTCCGGCTTGGTTCCTAGGCAAGTTCCCTGAGAAGAAGATCATCCAGACTGCCCACACCGCAGAACTGGCAGTTGGCTTTGGTCGTAAGGTCAGGAACATCGTCAACACGCCTGATTACCAAGCAATCTTTCCTACCAAGCTCTCTAGCGATTCTAAGGCGGCGGGTAGATGGAACACCAACAAAGGCGGGGATTACTTTGCTATCGGCGTTGGTGGCGCGGTAACAGGTAAAGGTGCAGATGTTCTGATCATTGATGATCCGCATTCTGAGCAAGAAGCAATGCTTGGCAACCCTGCGGTCTATGACAGGGTGTTTGAGTGGTACTCATCAGGCCCACGGCAGCGTTTGCAGCCGGGAGGTGCAATTGTAGTTGTGATGACCCGATGGTCCAAGAGGGACTTAACAGGGCAGATTATTGATAACTCTATTAAGAGGGAAGGCGACGAATGGGAGGTGATAGAGCTTCCTGCGTTGTTGCCGTCAGGAACTCCGCTTTGGCCGGAGTTCTGGAAGAAGTCTGAGCTTGAAGCAATCAAGGCAGAGATTCCTGTTAGTAAGTGGGAAGCGCAGTACCAGCAGAATCCTACGTCCGAGGAAGGCGCTATTATCAAACGCGAGATGTGGAAGATCTGGGAATCAGACCATCCACCTCCTTGTGAGTACATCATCCAGTCTTGGGACACTGCCTTTGAAAAGAGTTCAAGGGCAGACTACTCCGCTTGTACAACGTGGGGTGTGTTCTATCACCCCAATGAGAACGGGGATGACATAGCCAACATCATCTTGTTGGATGCGTTTAAAGAACGGATGGAGTTTCCTGCGCTAAAGAGGAAAGCTCAAGAGATGTACAAAGAATGGGAACCTGATGCGTTAATCATTGAGAAGAAAGCTGCCGGTGCGCCTTTGATATATGAATTGAGGCAGCTTGGGATTCCATTGTCTGAGTACACACCATCAAGAGGCAATGATAAGATTGCCCGTGTAAACGCAATATCAGATGTATTTGCTTCCGGATTTGTCTGGGCGCCAGATACAAGATGGGCAGAAGAACTCATTGAAGAGGTCGCATCATTTCCAAACGGGGACCACGATGACCTTGTGGACTCCACAAGCCAAGCGATTCTTAGATTCAGACAGGGCGGGTTCATTCGCCTTGATACCGACATGAAAGAAGAAGAGCAAGTGTTTAAACGTAAAGTGGCGTACTACTGATGGACTACGAACCCCTGTTTAAACTGCCATCCGGTACAGATGACATCGAGGCTGTCTATGGAACAGGTAGAGGGTCTACTTACGCACATCAT